GGGTCCGCACGTCGGGTACAACGCACACAGCAAGCACGGAGGGGGTTAGCTATTAATGTCAACATCTAAGAACTATGGATTCACATTCAACGGCCACCACTCTAGTGAGTTTGGTCTGAAAGTTCTCAACACTAAGTCGATGGTGTTGCCAGCTAAGACTAAGACTACTGTGCAGGTGCCGTATCAGAATGGACTGCTCGATCTAAGTGATCTGTATGGATCTAACACATTTGGTGAACGTACGATCACGTTCCCTTGTCGGTTAGACATCGGATACAACGATCGGGACAGGCTGTACAACACATGGACTCGCATCGTTAACTGGTTGATGAATCCCACGGGCAAGCGAGAACTTGATGATGACGTACAATCGGACTTCTTCTACAAAGCAGAAGTACAGGCGGCGCCCACAATTAGTGAGATGTCGACGTTTTGCTATCTGACGATCGAGTTTCAAGCCTATCCGTACCGGTTCCATGAGCGTGCGGATGATCTTTGGGACCCATTTAATTTCGACTGGGATGTGGCTCAACGTACGACGATCGACGTCAACGGGTCGTCATATCTCAAGCTCATCAACAACGGTGAGACTGCTGTTACATTACTGATCGAGGCTGATTCTGACGTTACGCTCAATCTCAATGGTGAGGTGTACTCAGTAGCCAAAGGATCAACTAACAATGATGAGATCATGCTCAATCCGGGTGAGAATTCGCTTACGATAACGGGCAAAGCACATGCCACGTTTGACTGGTTTGAGGAGGTGATCTGATGGCAGGACATGGCTATCGGGTTACGATTCGGCAAGGTTGGGACGGTGAAGAACATGTGATCCATTCTGAGCGAACCGACAAATTCAGATTGCTGATGTGTCAGGTCACAAAAGACGTGACCGCCTATGATTCGCTAGAAATTCAGATCACACCGGATCAGCCACAGTACGCCAATTTCCATCAGTTTACGACGTTCGTTAAGGTCACACGTCCGGACCTCCAGAAGACTATCTTCGAAGGCCGCGTCATCACTCCTGATGATGAGATGGACACAGATGGGTCTATCTTCAACGATGTGATCTGTGAGGGACTTGAAGGATTTCTACATGACTCCGTTCAGCCGTTTGCTGAGTTTCACAACACGACGCCTAAGGATTTTCTCCAAGCTATGATCACCAATCACAACAATCAAGTAGACAGCTATAAACAGCTTAAGCTTGGGACTGTGACAGTGACCAACAGTACAGATAATGTGTACCGGTTCCTAGAGGACGATAAAGACACTTATGACAACATTACTGATAAGCTGATTGATTCGCTGGGCGGTGAGATTCGAGTACGTCATGAATCTGATGGCTTGTATCTGGACTATGAGCCCCAGATTGGTGGGCAGTCAGCTCAAAAGATTGAACTGGGAAAGAACCTGTTGTCATTACAACGAGCGATCGATGCATCAACTTTCTATACCGCACTCAAACCTTTGGGGGCGACTCAAGAACCAGACACGACAGATGACAGCACGGACTCTACGGACGTGTCCTATCCTCGATTGACAATCGGTGGTGATGGCTTGATCCGTAACGAAGCGCTGATTGCTAAGTTTGGCCTGATCATTAAGGCTAATGACTGGGATGATGTAACCACGCAAGCAGATCTTAAGACTAAAGGTCAGGCCATGATGGATGCCCAGAAGAATCTTAAAACACAGATTCAGCTCACGTATGTGGATTTGAGTCACATCAACAAGGATTTGGACTCATTTAACAATGGGGATACCGTTGAACTTATTAGTCAGATTCAAGGCATTGATCTAATCGAACGGATTACTGGCATGGTAATCGACTGTGTGGATATTGCTTCGTCAACCATGACGATTGGTGAAGACGATATGAATCAATCATCGTATGAGGCTATGAACCTTGCTCAGGCTAACGCGGCCAACAAGACACTAGCTAAGATGATTGATGCTCAAGCTCAACAGCTGGCCGAGATTAAATCCAACAGCAATAGTCAATATGAAGAGTTAGTTAAGAAGAATGCTGAGTTACAAGCAGCTATTGAACAGCTTGAAGGTAAGACCAGTGCAGACGGTTCAATCATCGATATTAGCGAGTTCCAGTACACGATTGACTGGGATGCCTTGGTGAACGCAGGTGTGGCATTGGCTGCAATCAGAATCCAGCACGGTACAAGCCATGAGGATCTGACGTACAAGACTAACGTGCCCGCTGCTATCCAGCGAGACATCAATTACGCGGTCTATGCCTACAATGCGGCCATTTCAACGGATGATGCGGCCACCGAGGCCACGAACTTCTACAATCGGTCCCAGGCCGTGATTGGTTCTGGCAAACAGCCACGATTCTGGATGATCGACGTTGAAGAGAAGACTATGAGCGACATGCGAGCCTGCATCACATCTTACATGGATACACTTAACTCATTGGGCGTACCTGATAACAAAATCGTGCTCTATATTGCTAATCAATTATATGACTCGTTTAACCTCGACGTAGCACGCGCTGGGGCTATTTGGATTCCGTCATACGGTCAGAATGATGGGACAGTGGCCGGGAGCACGAAGCCAACTCATCCATATGACCTGTGGCAATACACAAGTAAGGGACACATTGCAGGGATTACACAAAACACAGTGGATTTGAGTACTGATCCTAGTGCCCGATTCAAAGAAAACTATCTTGATTGAGAGGAGGTAGAAAATGGCAACAGTTAGTGGATCAGTTAACTATGAAGATTCAACGCCGATTCCTGAGCAACAGGAGTACACACCAAGCAACATCCAGCCGATTGCGATTGAGTTAGCTAAGTTCATTCGGACCAAGATGTACGGGGTCGACGTGCGGGAGTCGTTAGCTCGATGGATTGAGATCATGCTGGCAGTGCAGACGTACATCAATGAGGACGAGACTGCGTTCAAGGTTAAGATCCAGAATCGACAAGAGGGCGTGGAAGATCGTCAGACTCAAGTCGAGCAGAAGATGAGTGACGTTCTTGACCAATTCAAGGCTGTCATTGCAAACAGCACTAAAGACAGTGAAGTAATTCTAGGCCGTGATTCGTCACGGTTTGGAAATTACACGGTACTTGATGATCGGCTGGAGTACATTGAGTCATTGCTGGCGGCGTACGTACCGGCCGGCTTTAATGTCACAATCAAACACAATCAGAACCGGCAGCCGAAAGTTGTGGTGCACTATTATGAATATGCAATTGGGACTGAGGACGATGGATTCGGTACAGGCCCTTATGGTTTGGGTGAATCAGCTGTACAGACGATATCAGCTCAGGTTGATTACCCTGATGATGACACTTGTATTGTGCACCTGCCGCTTTCTTATGCATTGACAGGTGTTGTCACTTACAAGGCTGGTTACTGGTATCTAATCGACGGACACAAGACACTTAGGTTTGATCTGGGTGATGATATTGACGATGCCAAAGCAACAGCCGGAAACGGTAGCAATCAAACGTCAACAAATTCAAGTAGTGCTGGTGATGATTCTGGTACGGGTACAAACACAACAATTCCGGAAGTAACCAATTTAAAAGTAACTCCAATCGACGACAAAACTGATCGTTTGGATTGGGATACAAAGGAAGGAAAATAATAATGGCAATTTCATATAACGTTTATCAAAAAGAGGGAAATGCAGCCGACTGGATTAAGTTAGGGACAGCAACGGCAAAAACCTATACCGTCAACAACTTAAAGCCTAAGACAGAATACACTTTTGCAGTTACGGCCACCAACGGATTACGTGAAGGTGACAAGACAGCGGTTGTAACAGTAATGACTGCTAACATTGCAACAACTGCCGTAACAATTGCAGTTGATACTAAGGCACTAGAAGTCGGTGGGACAGCTAAAGCCAGCGTTACGATTACGCCAGCGGACGAAACCGATGGAGCAGCGTCTTATGCATCAAGTAACACGCAAGTTGCAACGGTTGACGCAAACACCGGAGCAATTACGGCGGTTGGAGAAGGTAGTACACAAATTACGGCTAAGGTTGGGACGATTACGTCCGCTGCTATTTTAGTCACGGTATATGCGGCATTGGTTACTGTAACCAATCTTGCAGCATCTGGTACCACAACAACAGGCACAACCCTAACGTGGTCATAAAGAGGTGACTAGTCGATGGCTATTAGCTACAAAATTTATAACGGCACAGCGCTGTTAGCGGCAGTAACCAATAAGTCATACACAGTAACAGGATTAAATCCGGTAACGTCATATACACTCAGTGTTGTGCCTAATAACGGTTTGCGAGATGGTACAAAAGCCAGCGTCACATTTAAAACGCGTGGCATACAGTTTGTTATTCCGGAAACGTTAACAGTCGGTGCGGCTATCAGTTTGAGATACCAAGAATATTCGTTGGGACTGGTTGCAATTGGATCAGAGCCGTCGGGCATGTTTGGTGGCGGTAACAAAAAAACATTAGCGGCCACGGTTATTAGTTCAAGCAGCGGCAGTTCGGTTGTTGAATTAACTACCAGTGATACCAGTTTCGCAGATCGAACAAAATTAACAAAACAAAGTAATGGCGTTTTTGCCGCGTTTAACGGCTATAAATCGATCTATTACGGATAGGAGATAAATAAATGGCAACATTAACGAAAATTGTAACAGGCATGGAAAAAGGGCCAGAAGCAATCGACGCAAATGATACGGCGTTGAATGCAGACATTGCAACGTTAACAAAGAATCAAAATTTAACGTGGTATGATGTGCCGCTCGAAAGCGGTATTACAGGAGCACTTAAAGCAGCAGTTGACCAAAATCAATTCGTATACGTAAAAGGTGAGATAATTGGTAACTTTACAACTGGAATGAAAATTTCAAGTAGTATTGGCACTCCATTAGCTAACATGCCGTGGGGTGATTTACCAGTAGTATGTAATTCGTGTATCGGTAACTTGCAAACTAACGGGAGTGGGGTTCTATCAATACAACAGCTCACATCGGCTGCTCATCAAATTGACGTGACAGGATTCTTTTCAAAGGCATAAAAGAAAGAAGGTAAATAAATGTTAGCAATGACATATGATGCAACAACTAAGATTTTTAACGGATATGTAGAAGTTGCTGATGAAAATAGCGTACCAGCGAATGCAACACTGGTTAAGCCGAACGGCATTGTGCAACCTTATACGTGGGACGGTGTGAAATGGACAGGTCAGTCGGTAGATGACTACCAAACAGAACGCCAATCTATTGGAACCACAAGTGATGGCCCCACGGCTGAACAACGGATGATTAATGCGTTAGGCATACAAGTTGCAAGTTTGCAAGCAACAGTTGCTAAGCTCACAACCACGAATGGGGGTGCTGCATAGTGTTTGATTTTGTTAAGCAAATGTTTGACTGGGGTTGTGACATCAAGCAGTACGTTGTTTTAGCGTCAATTACAGCAGACGAATATAAGTCAATTACAGGGACAGACTACGTAGCCTAGTCCTTTTTATTTTGGAGAAAAGAAGTGATGAAATTTGGGCCCACATTATTTTTTTGGTTTAGCTTGGTCTGAGGTTGGGACAATTATTAGCATTATTGTAGTGCTGATTGGTTTATTTATGTGGCTTAGTCGGGTTGCAATCACACGACCGATGGAATCTTCTATTCGTTCATTGATGGACACCATTAACCGGCTCACGAAGAACATTGAGCGTCTTGGAACGCGTTATGACGAACTAGATAAGCGTCTCGATGCTCAAGACATTCAATTGACCAAGCACAGTAAAGATATTAAAGAATTATATGATCTGACCGAAAGGAAGTAGCTGGAATGGATTTAAACAGTTTAAATTTGGGAACGTCAGGTGAAGTAGCAGCCATTGTGGCCGTTGTTGGATTAATTACACAGGCACTCAAGAAATGGACAAGCCTAGACAGTAAGTATTTGCCGTGGTTATCTGCCATCTTGGGCGTTATTGGTGGATTAGCCGTCTTCGGTTACTTTGGTGACACCAACTATCTTAATGGCGCACTACTAGGCTTGTTGGCAGGTGGTGCAACCAGTGGACTGTTTGATGGCTTACAACCGGCAGTTCAGTCGGTGACCACGAGTTTACAGGCAAAAAAGGACGCCAAGGCGGCAGAAACTGAAGCACAGAAACAAAAGGATGAATTCATCACGAAGATGATGGCTAAGATGGATGCAGATCAGACAAATGCCGTCGGAACAGCTACAGTTGATTCTGCTACTACCGCTACGGAGGAAAACATCAAGTAATTCTTGAAAGCGTGTATACTCAATATATTAACTATTTGGGGGTATACGTTTTGGAAAACATGAAAATCATTTGGGAAATTGTAAAAGTTGTGTTGCCTGCATTTATTGCGTGGGTGTTAGCAAATCGGTCCAGCAAGAAAAGCACTGAAAGTAATCGTAGTGAAATGCGAGAGCAGTTAAATATTGCAAAAAAGAATAGCTTGGAAGTTCAAAATCGATCATTCAAACTTCAGTTTTGCATAAGAGAATTGGAAAAAGATGAGCTTATATATGAAAAATCTCTTAGCGATATTAATGTAGTGGCACAAAGTATTGAGCGCTATTTGCAAAACTACGGAAATGTCAAAGACATTCAGATGAGCGCACAACAAGCCAATGGTCAACTTCATGAAGTTATGTATCGGACAGGGACTTTGCAGACTATAATTCGGGCAGCTAATGCTAATGCTGAAAAAACTTTTATAAAAAATCTTGAAGCTTTAAAAAATACAGGTACCAAAATTGAGGCTCAAATGGATTTGCTATCTTCAAGTGATCTCAAGCCTACACAAGTTAAGAAAAACTATAATAGCGAAGATATTCGAAATTTTCTTAATGATCTAATTACAATGAGAAATTTTATTTTAGAACAAATGCATATAGTATTTAAGCAAATGGGATATGTGGAGAAAAAATATGAAAAATGATACTAGATTTGGAATAGTTATCTTCATGATTCTTGTGGCAATTATCGCAGTAGGAAATTACATTTTTGGCTATTAATTAAGACAAGGAGAGTGAAACCTTGAAAAAACTAAATAAGTTAAATCGATTAGTCGTTGCGATTGCAGCGGCTTTTTTCGTACTTTCGGTTGGCGTAGCACATGCAGCTACCCGGGCACTGGGAATGGATGTTTCTAATTATCAGGATTCATCGGCACAGTATTTTCAAGCGTTCAAGGCTCGCGGTGCCACCTTTTCAATTGTTAAATTAGGCGGTTCTGGTGGTGGCGAGGGTTCACATTATAAGAATCCTAAAGCTAGTGCACAACTAGCCAATGCCGCTCAAGTGGGCATGAATGTTGGCGGTTATTTCTGGGGTGAATTTGGCTCAAGCCAATCTAGTGCATCGAGCATGGCTAACAAAGCAATTTCAGACGCTAAAGCTGATGGGTTAAAACCCGGTTCAGTGATTGCGTTAGATTACGAACACGGTGCTAGCTCGAACAAGGACGCCAATACTAAAGCAATCGAAGTATTTGGCTCAACAATCGAAGCTAACGGCTATAAGTTTGCTTTGTATTCCGGTGCCTATTATTTAAAGTCATATGTCAATATTGAGGAAATTGGGCAACAATTCGGTACATGTTTCTGGGTGGCTTCATACAAGGCAATGAACGCTCAGACAGCACCGGACTACAATTATTTTCCATCTATGAACTATGTAGCGATGTGGCAGTACGGTTCTAATTGGTATGCAGTTGATGGGAATGTTGACTTGATTGGATTCATGACTACTGGTGGAGTAACACAGAACACCCCAGTTAAGCCAACGACGCCAGCGGCTAGTGACAATACGGCAACGAAATACACTGTTAAATCTGGCGATAGTTGGTGGAGTATTGCGAACCGCGTTGGCGTTGATATGAATCTGCTTGCCCAATTGAATGGCAAGACGATTGCGTCAGTTATTCATCCGGGTGACATCTTGAAAATTAAGGGAACCTTAGATAATAATTTGACCGCTTCACAGGCTAAGAATACGAAAGCAAGTTCTAAGTCAAATCTGGCAGTTGATGGCAAGCTAGGCCACCAGACCATTTTGGCCGGTCAAAAACTGTATGGCATGCGGATTCAAGATGGTGTCATCTCACGGCCATCAAGCTACGTTCGAATTCTGCAAAAGCATTTAGGCGTCACGCAAGATGGCATTATGGGCCCACAGACGATCCGGGCCATGCAACGCAAGTTAGGTGTTCGTGTTGATGGTATTCTTGGACCACAAACGATCACAGCATGGCAACGTACGATTAATGCCGGTACTAAGTTCTAAAGTTCGAGATTATCGCTACTTTAATCGGTGGCCACAAAATATAGTTCGCGTTCTAAACCCGTCGAATTCGACCGGTTTAAAAAATGCGGTAGTTGCAAAAAATGCAATTGCCGCAATACATATTCAATCCTCAATATTCAATCGGATGATGGTTTTTAGTTTTGTAGTTGATACAAAAAGATAAAATAATGTTTTGATGACATATTTTTTATATTAATGCTATGATAAGCTTATAGAAAAATAACTTTTGCTTTAGGGAGCTGATATAATTGTATATTATAAAAGTTGGATACAAATGGATTGGAAAGCCTAATAAAAAAGGTAATTTTTGTTTAGTTAGCAAGATTGACGATGCTTATAAATTTAAAAAAATTGATAAGGCACAATCATACGCAGGCCTTGTCAACGGTGTTGTTGTCCCCGAAATCTAGGGAATAGTATAAAATATAAAAAATTGTCCAATATGTTATAAAAGTATGTTATTTTAAATAGGACGTATACATGCAGTACGTCACTTCCTAATTAAGTCTCTGCCTTTAATCGGGTAGAGGCTTTTTTATTTGCTATTATTCTGAATGCATGTTAAGCTTACGAAGTTCGATTGAAACAGATATTGAACAATTCAGTGACCGGAACATCATTGGGTCGCTATTTAAAGAATTAACAGTGATTAATTTAATAGCAAATTAACAGCCTTCATCTTAACTGATGGGGGATTTTTTATTTAGAATTATAAGCAATCGCTTTCGATTTTGTGTTATTAGTATATAATGGAGGCGGTGTCACTGTTATGACAGGAGGATTAAGGATGTTAAATTGTGCTGATACACCGTCAAAAGCAATAAAACTCATGGAACAAAAAAAAGATTTTTATGTTACAGAAAACAAGCAAGATAAATATGATTTTTACGGAAAA